CGATCATAATACAAGGCATTAATAAAGCTACTCAAATAGAACTCGGTCGAATTATTGATGGAGAAAATACAGACGCTTTTGATTATCAAAAAGAATTATTAAAAGCATGTATTCTCGAACCTGTCTTAGCTGATAAAGATGTTGACAATCTATATGAAAAAGATAGTTCAGTTATTGACGAAATCTTTGTAGAAATTAATGCTTTAAATGGTGTTGGAGGTTCTGCAAAAGCAGAACAGTTTTGAAACTAATCACGATCTAGCATTTCAGTTTAAACTAGCAAGAGAGTTAGGCATGACAGTTGCAGATCTAACTACTAGAATGAGTTCATTGGAATACAATAATTGGATAGCTTACTATGTATGGGAAAAACAAATGAACGATAGAAATATAGCTTTAGCAGAAGCAGAAGCTAAGAAAATGAAAAGATAATGGCTGGCTCAGATATTGTCTTAAATATTGTCACTCGTGGTGCAAATTTAGCTAAATCGCAATTAAATAACTTAGGTTCTTCAGGGGCTAAAACAGGAAAGAATTTAGCACAATTAAGCAATATGGCAAAGATAGCCGCACTTGCAGTTGGTGTTGCTTTAGTTAAAGGTATATCTTCAGCAGTAAAAGAATTCGCTGATTTCGAAGACAAGTTAAATCAGTCATTAGCAATAATGAAAACGACTACTAAAGAACAACACTTGATGGCCCAAGCGGCTAGAGAAGTTGCTTCTTCAACAAGAATAAGTGCGAATGATAGCGCAGAAGCATTTTTCTTCTTAGCTTCAGCAGGTCTAGACGCAACACAATCCATAGCAGCTTTACCACAAGTTGCAGCTTTTGCTCAAGCAGGTATGTTCGATATGGCAACTGCAACAGATTTAGCAACAGACGCACAATCAGCATTGGGATTAACAGTTTCAGACAGTCAACAAAACCTTAAAAACCTTACACGAGTTACAGATGTTTTAGTTAAAGGTAATACATTAGCAAACGCTTCAGTCCAACAATTTTCAGAAGCATTAACTACAAAAGCAGGTGCGGCTTTGAAAGTTGTTAATAAAGATATAGAAGAGGGTGTTGCAGTATTAGCCGTTTTCGCAGATCGTGGTGTAAAAGGTGCAGAGGCAGGAGATAAGTTAAACCAAGTTTTAAGGGATATACCAAGAGCAACTGCAAAGAATAAACAAGAATTCGCAGCTTTGGGATTAGAGATGTTTGACGCACAAGGCAATATGAAAAATGTTGCTGATATAGTCGAACAGTTAGACTCTGTTCTTGGCCCTATGTCCGATGAATTAAAGGCTTCAACACTAGATCAATTAGGACTAAATCGTGGTGTAGCAGACGCAGTTAAGATTTTAAGTGGTTCAACTGAGCAAATAAGACGATATGAGGAAGCCCTTAGAGATAGTGGAGGAATCACTCAAGAAGTAGCAGAAAAGCAAATGCAAAGCCTTATAGGGCAAACAGAAAAACTATCTAATAATTTTGGTGTTTTAAAACAAATGATTGGAGAAGATTTCGAGGGTGCAGCTAAAGGATTAGTTGGTGTTTTAAATAAAATTGTACAATCAATAATTGATATTAAGGTAGCTCAAAAAGAAGAAGAAGACGGAATTAAAAGGTCTGTTTACGCTTACAGAACAAAAATGGTTATGATCTCTGGAGTATTAGTTCCTATGCAAGAAATGTATAGGTTAAGTATAGATTTAGAAAAAGCACATGATGATGAACGGGACGCAGTAGAAGCATACAATGCTGGACTTGAAGATTTAAGACCTAGTATTGACGCAGTAACAGAGGCACAAGAAGAAGCAAAAGAGTCAGCTTCTAAACTTAGAGAAGAACAGATTGAAAAAGGGCTATCTGGTCTTAAAAAGATACAAACTGCATACAGAAATCTAAATGATATTTATGAACATCACAACGATTTGAAGAAAGAAGAACTAGAAAAATCACAAAAACTTAATGCAATAAATAACAAAATGGAAGCAACAGAAGATGATTTAGCTAAAGCTAAAGAAAAGGCCATAGAACTAGCAACTGATGGTACTGAAAAAAGTAACGAAGAACGATTAGCTATTGCAAGACAAGAAAGAACAATACAAGATCTTATTGATGTAGAAGAAAAAGACGAAATACAAAAATTACAACTTGCAGTAGCAAGAGAACGTTTAAATGAACTAGAAGAAGAAGCAATTGCACGATCAAGAGAAAGCATTAAAGCAGAAGAAGATGTTGCAGAGATAGAAAAAGAATTACTTAAATTAGAAAAAGATAGAACAGAAGCACAGGCAGAATTGACAGAGGCAACAAATGACTACAATAAAGCAACTGCTAAAACACCAGAAAACTTACTAGACATAGCAATTGCAAAAAGAGAATTAGACTTAGCGATTGCAGATGTAAAAGCAATTGATAGCTTCAAAGAGGGTATAACTCAAATGATAGAATTTGCCGGTGGTAAATTTAATGAGTTATCGGCTCATTTTCAAAACCTTATGAATATGAGTGGATATAGAGCAGACCAAGTTGCAGGAGATAGTATGTCGGAAGTTTTTGGAGATAGTCCACTAGGAGATGGTGGTGGATTAAGAGACACCTCACTAAGTTTTGATACAGATGGAATAGAAGATGTTTCAGCACCGGTATCTCGAATAGCAAGTTTAGCAGAATTTAGTGCCGGGAATGTTAGCAATAATAATATCGTTGTTAATGTCGGTGGTGCTTTAAGTTCATCAGACGAAATAACAGAGGCAGTAGCTAGTGCAGTTGTAGAGGCACAAAGGCGAGGCATAAAGGTTCTTATCTAATGTCTGTTGCATTTGATTCAAATGTTAATTTAACTGTTGAAATTGGCTTCGATAGTGGTCCATTTGATGATACACAAACTTTCACAGATGTTTCACAATATGTGCGTGGAATATCAATGCGTAAAGGTCGATCTAATGAGCTTGGACAATTTGTATCCGGCACATGTTCACTTTTACTTTCTAATGCAGATAATAGATTTAACCCTACACAAACTACATATTATTATGATTCTGCAAATGCAAGAACAAAGATACAACCATTAAAGGTAGTGAGAATAAGGGCAGTCTATGATTCTTCAACTTACGATTTATTCTATGGCTTTTTAGATCAAATACCGGTAAGCTATCCTGCGTTAGGTGCAGATAGTGTAGTAAACTTTGGTTGCGTTGACGCTTTTAAAATATTTCAAAGTCAAACAATACAATCAGTCGGTTGGAAAATCGGTCAAACAGGATTTAGCGAACTTGGTGTATCAACGAGATTAGGTTATGCAGATGAAGTAGAGTTATCATCAGAACGTGTAACAAGATTGCTTAATTCTATTGGATTTCCTAGTTCTTTAAGGGCTATACAAACCGGTACAAATAATGTACAACAACAAGCAATTACTAAAAATCTTTTAGCAGCTATGAGAGAATGCGAACTATCAGAAAATGCACAATTTTATATTGGACCAGATGGTAGTGCAACATTTAGAAATAGGGATTATAGACTTTCAAATACAAAAGCTATAAATATACAAGCAACGTTTGATAATTCGGGTAGCAATTTGCCGTATGAAGATGTAGTTACATCATTCGATACTAATGAGGTTTTAAATGTTTACGAATGGACTAGAGATAGTGGAACCACACAATATGTAGCTGACGCAGATAGCATAAATAGATACACGGCTAAAACATCTACTGCAAGCACAATTAATACAACAGACGCTGATGTAAAAAGTATTATTGAGCAAAACTTAGCTTCTACATCTACTCCAATCGAAAGGATAGATCAACTACAAATAAGCCCTAGACAAGATGTAAATTTATGGCCCAAGGTACTAGGTCTTGGTTTTGGAGATCGTGTAAAAGTAAATGTAAAAAATCCCAATGGAACAACATTTAGTGATGAGGTTTGGATTGAAAGTATTACTCATAATATATCTTCATCAAACCAAAATTGGAACTATAACATTTCTCTTTCTCCTGCAGGTTCTTCTGCATGGATATTGGGACAGGCAAAATTAGGAGAAGGTACTCGATTTGCATACGCTTAGTGCTAACATAGAGTATAAATTAATTTAGGAGAACAATGCCGGCAGGATTTAAAGTATGGACAACAGGAGACTTGATCTCTGCTTCAGATTTTAACAATTACATTCAAGAACAAGTTATTATGACTTTTGCTAATTCTACTGCTAGAGATAGTGCAGTTAGTAGTCCAGAAGAGGGAATGTTCTGTTTTTTAGCTGATTCAAATACATTACAATTTTACAATGGTTCTGCTTGGGCAAGTTTTATAGGCGAGGGAGATATTACAGGTGTAACTATTACAACTGCAGGAACTTCGGGATTATCCGGAGGTGCAACTGCAACTTCAGGTGCCTTTTCTTCCACATTAGTAATTGCACCAAATAGTGCGACATCAGCTACAGTAGCTTCGGGAGACATAGTTTTAATAGGAGACGCTAGTGATAGCAACGCAGTAAAGAAGACGACAGTAGCAGATATTGTTGCCTTGGCACCCAGTGGTGTCTCATTAGGTTTAGTATTAGCTTTATCGTAGGAAAGGAATAAATTATGGCAGATACATTACATTCAGTTCAAGGTGTTCTTGGGACTTCAACGGCAGATATTGTTGACGCAGTTCCATCATCTACTACTGAAACAGTTATAGGTGTTTTAGTCTCAAATGTAAGTGGATCAAGCGCAGATGTAACTATTGATCTAAGTGTTATTAAATCAGGTGGAACTTTACGACATGTTTTAAATAATGTTTCGTTACCATTTGGAACAACAATAGAAATAACAACTAAGATCGTGCTAGAAACTGGAGACAAACTACAAGGTTTATGTTCAGCAGCTTCTAGTGGAGAGTACAATGTTTCATTCTTACGACAAACTTAGAAAGGTAATTTATGCCTTATCTAGGTACACAACCAAATAATGTAAAACAAAAC